TTAAAGATATGTAGCCCTTCCAAAAGGCCTTTCATCTCTGGCTTCTTCGCTGCTTCCTTTTGCGTTTCTATTGCCATCAGCTCGGCTTCTAGCGCCATCACATCCACGTTTTTCACTGCTGCCAGCGCGATGGTTTGAGGGCGTGTAGGTAGGCGAAGTCCTGTTCTCCATTCGGAGACACGGGCATTAGGCACACCGCGTTCTGCGAGTGCTTTGCGGTCGTTAACCGTGAGGCTGGCCACTAGCTCAGCATACATAGTTGTTACTCCTTGTTACAAAAATAACGTTTACGGAATCTGTAATTCCTGTTAAATTACAGATTCGGAATGCGGATAACGTATGTCGTTACCGGTAACGTACTGTACCACTCATGGAGCCGCCATGTCTGCCTCTCAGATTTCCTTTGTCGAATTTGCGCTCACAGCGCAAGCCCTTTGCACTCCCTCCGTCACTCCCTCTGTCGCTGCCGTGGCGGCTCCATGCGTAGCGGCTGACGGTGGGGAGTGCGTCAATGTCGAGGCTTTTATGCGCCGGGTGCAGCGTGCGCGCTTAGTGCGTAACTGGCGTGCGCTTCCACCTTCCTACGGCGTAGAGATAGGCGGCTGTGTGGTGCTCTACCACTCCCGCGCTCGGGCCTTCAATCAGGCGGCGCGCTATCCCTACGCTCGGTTTGTCGAGGTCTGCTAATGACTTTGGCCTACCTCTCCGCTCTCATGTCTTGCAGGTCTGCCGTGGCTTTGCTGACTGTCCGTTGCCATCTGCTGGCCCTGTTCGCTTCGTTGATCCCGTCCCTCACTGCGGCTTTGATCACGAAATACAGCACCACAAAAAACACGATCGCGCCTATGACTTCCAGCATGGCTACGTGTATCGCTGCGCGTGTGGCTTCTGCCTCCAGTTCTTTCAGGCTCACGTTCCAGTTCATGTTTTCCCTTCCGGGCCTTAGCTGCCCATTCCTTGCCCATTCCGGGCGTTTTTAAAGAGGTGTTTTATGTCCTACGCGTCACTCATGGAAATCATTTTGATTGAAGACAAAGTATCCAAGAAACCCAATCCACAAGGCGTCCTGAGCCAGTGGAAAGAGGCGCGGGCCATCGTCCGTAAAGAGGACGGCTCAGTCCAGACGGTGGGCATGTTCCGTGTGCCGAAGGATTTGGAGCCGACTGTGGCGGTTGGTCTGTATCAAGTGGGCTTCACCTTGGGTGTGCAGGACTACGGCGACAACGCGGGCCGCATCCAGGCTCAGTTTGTGAGCCTCACGCCCGTTGATCCGAAGGCCATCTTTGGCCGTGGCGCTGCCGCCGCTACTGTGGCGGCTCCTGCGAAGGCTGCGTGATGATCGCGCTCTTGCTCGTGGCGGTGCTTATCGGGGCGATGGACACGGCACCGTGTCCGGATCATGCGGGGTACCTGCTCGATAACGGTTGCCCGCGTCCCGGCTTGGTAGACAAGAGGGTTTGAGCATGGCCTGTGATGTGCTCTCTGCTCGGGTTGTCCACATGCAATGTGGGCAACGCTCGGCGGTAAGGATTACCGCCGATTCCCTGCATTCCGTTAAATTTTTTAACGTGGTGGGGCAAGCATGCGGGGGGTATGTGGTCAAGCTGCAAAGCTTGTCCACATATCCACGGCAGGCGCGTCAGTTTCAAGCGTGGGTAACTGGCGAACCGGGCAAGGCCCGGCTGTCCACACCTTCACGGTGTGGGCAGGCTAGTTATCCATGCGGGGCAACTGGCGGGGCGGTTGCGCTGCGTCGGCCCCGAGCCAGACGCAGCGCAACCAAGGGGGCAGGGCTTTTGATCGGTCTGCTGCGTCTGCGCCCACGCCGGGCCAGCGAAGTGCATGACGGTTCCGTAGAAAAGCAAGGCTTTTCGGAGGAACTGGCAGGCATGCAGCGCGCTACGGGGCAGGGCCTTGGCTTCCCTCCGTTGAACACCCACGCGGCCAGCGGAGTGCATGACGGTTCCGTAGAAAAGCAAGGCTTTTCGGAGGAACTGGCAGGCATGCAGCGCGCTACGGGGCAGGGCCTTGGCTTCCCTTCGTTGAACACCCACGCGGCCAGCGGAGTGCATGACGGTTCCGTAGAAAAGCAAGGCTTTTCGGAGGAACTGGCAGGCATGCAGCGCGCTACGGGGCAGGGCCTTGGCTTCCCTTCGTTGAACACCCACGCGGCCAGCGGAGTGCATGACGGTTCCGTAGAAAAGCAAGGCTTTTCGGAGGAACTGGCAGGCATGCAGCACGCTACGGGGCAGGGCCTTGCCTTCCCTCCGTTGATCACCCACGTGGCCAGCGAAGTGCGCGGCGGCTCTTTCGATTCTTGGGGGCGTTATGACACCTGACCAGCTACAGCATTTCTCTGACTTGGGCTTAGCCATCGGCGCGGTTTTGTCCTTCGCCTTGGGCTACATGGGGGGGACCATGCGATGACAAAACGTTTAGTTGCTTGGGCCGTGTTCCTCCTTGTGGTCTATGTGGTGGTCAAGGCTGCGGCGGGGCTGCGCAACCCTTGGGAAGTGCCCATTCCTGCCCCTGCTGTGCTGTCCGTGCTGCCTGACCAGCCAGACGGCTGCAACAAGGCAAAGGGGTGCCTGTAATGGCGTTGTTCATTGGCACTCTCTTTGCCTGCTGGGGCCTTGGTTACGCCCTCGGCTTCCAGATTCGGATGGTGCGCGATGCCATCGGCGCGGCCTGATTTCAGCGGTGAGGCCGTGCGGCCTGCCCGGTGCAATCCGGCACCTTTTCAACCAATGGAGTTCAAAAAATGAACGTTCGCAATCTCCGTGCTAAGTACGGCGCAAAGCTGGCCGTTTTGGCTTCTTCCGTTATCGCTGCTGGGCAGGCTCTTGCCCAAACTGCTCCCACTACTGGCGTGGAGGCCGTCCAAGCTGTTAAGGCTGGTATTGGCGACTACGGCCCAGCCATGTTTGGCTTGGCTATCGTTTCCGTCGGCGTGATGATCGGCGTGAAGTGGATCAAGCGCGCTAAGGGTGCTGCATAAGCAGTGGCCTTTCTGCTGCCCCTGCGGCGTCTTTCCTTGGGGCGGGGGCAGTGGAAAGGGGTCTTTATGCGCTACTTCGTCTTTCTTCTGCTGGCGGCCTTCAATGTGTCCGCATTTGCTGCTGCTACTTGTACCTACTACCTAATGGATGGTGGCGGGACTACCACTTCAGCTTCAGCCGCTTGTCAATCTCAGTTGCCGTATTACCGCGGACAGTTTCCCAGTCTGAATGTCGAATTCACCGGGACGTCAGGGACGCCTCCATCAGGGTGCAATTTCAAGGTCACAGGCGATAACGGTTACGTCTATGCAGAACCGTCTAGCTCCCTCCGATACACCACCAAAGAGTGTGAAGATACGGTTTGCAAGTCCCAGCAGGGCCAGGACTTCACATTAAATTGGTCTCTCGGCTATACCCGCACGCCAGATATTGACGCTGACCTAAACTGGAAATTCGTCGCGCCTCCTGTGAAGCCGCCCTCTAACGGGTTGGTTTGCGATCCTGTGAGCTCTTGCAAAGTCGCTTTGGTATTGGCCCCGACTGCCGTATGGCAATCCCTGTCCCCAACATCTCAGGGGCTTTACCGGGTTTCTGTCGACTATGACGCGCAGCATATGGGTGAAACATGCACGCCCACTCCAGCAGAAAGCGCGGCTGCTCACCCTGCCGCTGACAAGCCCACGTGTCCCGGCTTTGTCGGTGAGGTCAATGGGGTTGTTGGTTGCTACGGCACCGCCTCAAATCCGACCAGTAATGATGTTTCCGAGTCGAAGCCTAAGCCCCCTGAGGCTGGCAACCCCCCTGCCGGTAAAAAGCCTGACTCTGGCGAAGGCAGCGGGACTGGTGGCGCGGGTCGTACCCCGTCCACCGGCGACGGTGGGCCGGGTGGCGGCCCTGCCGCTGCGGCTGGTTCTGGCACAAAGCCAGACGGTACTACGCCCAAGCCTGACGAGGGCAAAGAGCAAGCTAATTGCGGCGCTCCCGGGCAACCTAAGTGCGGTATTGATGAGGGCGGCACCCCTAATAAGTTCGAAGGCGACAAGGCCGCGCTCGATAAGTGGAAGTCGGATGTAGATGCCAATCGAAACATCATCAAAGACGCTGGCGGTAGCTTCTTCGAGTCCTACAGCATGTTCTTTGCTGTGCCTCCCATCGTCCCTTGTGAGCCTATCGAACTTCCTAACGATCAGGTTCTCACTCGTCAGTGCGATGTAGTAGAGGGCACCCGTTCTGTGATGTCGTATATCTGGGCCTTGGCTGCTATTTGGATTTGCCTCGGCTGGATTAGAGAGGCCATTTGATATGCCATTACTCGCCCGATTCATTGGCACCATTGCTACGTTTTTCGTCGAGATATTCGCTAAGTTTCTCGGCTACAAGGCAGCGCTGGCTCTTGCCTCTTTCACTGCGTGGCTGTCTGTCCTCCTGGCCTTCATCACTGCCGTGAGCGTGTGCCTCAATGCACTCTACGGAACCATTCAAGCGGGCGTGTCTGCTGCTGGCCCATGGGCTGCGAAAGCTGCTATGGGCTTGGGCATGTTCATACCGTCAAACGCCGGCGCGGTGCTCTCCTGCATGGCTTCCGTGTGGATCGGCTGCGCTGTTTACAAGATCAGGAAAACCGGCATCCATAACTACAGCAAGTGAGGCGCGCTCGTGACTGATTACGCGTTCACCGGCAAAAAGGGCACTGGTAAAAGCAAGCATGCCGTTATCCGCATTCGTGACGTCTATCTAAAACGTGGGCGGCGCGTGGCGTCTAACCTTGATCTGTACCTTGAACCAATGTTCGGGCCTCACTCCCGCGTCACCTATGTGCGTGTGCCCGATAAGCCTACCGAATTCGATTTGATCGCCGCTGGCCATGGCAACCCGGATGACCCGTACAACGAAGAAAAAGCGGGCGCGCTCGTCTTGGATGAGTTGGGCACGTGGTTTAACTCTCGCACCTTTAACGATAAGGGCAGGGCGGGCACCTTGGACTATCTCGCTCATGCCAGAAAAAAGGGCTGGGACTGTTACTACATCATGCAAGACATAGTGCAGGTGGACAAACAGCTCCGCGATTCCTTTATCGAGCAGGTGGCGCGTCATACACGTTTCGACAAGGTGCGGGTGCCCTTTGTTGGTCAGTTCCTCTCGCTACTTTTCGGTGAGCGTGTGGGCTACCTGCCGCGCTTCCACTCGGCTGTTTTTCGTGTGGGTACGGCTTCTGCTGACTTGGTTTCGGACCGGTTCATGTATCGGGGCAACGACATCCAGCCCTGCTACGACACGCTGCAAGTGTTCAAGGCTGACTACCCGCACGGCACGCATTCCGTGCTCAGTCCTTGGCATGTCAAGGGGCGTTATATGGAGCCTGTCAAGCCTTCCATTGGTGAGCGTCTGGTGGCGTGGCTTAGGGGGTTCTTTGTGAAGCCTGCTCCACTGCCTCGGCGTGTGCCTGTTGCGGCTCCCTCGCCTGCTGTTGCTCGCGTGGTCAAGCTCGCTCGCTCTCTGCCTCCTGCTCAGGCTTCCCGCGTCCTCTCTCGCTACTTCCGAGCCCTGGATGCTGCTGCCATCGGTGGCGCTGGGGCTGTCCGTAAGGGCGGCCCCGGCGCTGCCGAAGGCAGCGCCTAGATTTATCCCATAAACACTTTAGAACATGTATTCAAAAATCAATCGGGATCAAGCTATCGA